ACCGGCTCACATCCGCTGGCAGAAGCCTTTCCTGAACTGTACGGGGCAGAGGCCACCGACGCCTCTCGCAGAGCCTACGCAGACACGTTTAGTTTTTATGACGGACCCACGGTCCTCGATCCACCAGAGACAACTCCAGACCCAGTACCTTATAACACTCTTGGTGGTCCTATCGGACCCGATCCTGACCTCGGTAATCAGCCCCCCGGCGAGCCGCTTATACCAGTCGAAGAACCAACAGACGGCCCGTTGCTCATCGGACCCGATCCTGACCTCGGTAATCAGCCCCCCGGCGAGCCGCTTATACCAGTCGAAGAACCAACAGACGAGGCTGACCCAATGGCTAACGAACAAGCCCAACAACCGTACAACTTTCCGCACCTCTCGCCACAGTCTCAGGCTTTCTTTGACCAAGCGTCAATGTCCGCTCTGAGCAGATTTAACACAAAGCTGTTCGACCCCGACCATGGCACTCTGGCTGAGTTGGAAGACAGTATTCCAACTGACTGGTCACAAAAACTGCCGGACAACCCCGAATTGGCCGCTCTCTTTACAAAAGGTGACGCTGCGGATAAGGAATCGAGACTGCTCGAACTCTACGGATTGCAGGCGAGCATGGGGCTTATCGGCGGGACCATGGATCAGACCATGAGAGCAATTGATATAGCCGAGCAAGACGCTCTCAGGGATTACGGCGGGGCGTACAAGCAAAGGAGATCCGATCTCGGTCAGAGCATGTTCCAAGCAGGCGTCTCGCCGGGGTCGACCGCCTATCAAAATGCCATGTCGGGAGCCGCAGGTTCCGCCGCTGCGGGTCGCCGCGACATATACAACCAAGGGTTGCAGAACCGTGCCGCCATTGCTGCGTCCGCTGCGGACCAGATGGTCGCACTGATAACGGGCGTTGACTTCTCGTCGTCACTCGGTGGGGTAGATGCCTTCAACATGGCGCAGCAGGTGGGTGCTTCGGGAGCGGGAGGCCGCGACGCACACAATTTCCCTTGGGGGCAGTTAGGAGCAGGATAAAATGAGAATTTCAACAGGACCAAACCCCGGCACCATGGGGATGGCGGGGTATGTTGCCGGTGCCGCCGAGTACAAGGAAAAGCAACGGGCCATCGAGCGGCAGCAACGCCAGCAAGACATTGACAACATCTTTCGGGGTGTGTCGCTGGCTGCGGGGATGGTGTCTGGCGTCGCCAGTCCGTTTATCAACAGTGCCGCTGCAAAGCACACTGCACACTGGCAGAACGATCTGGCCATAAAGAAGCAGCAAGCGGCTGACAAACGGGCCAGAGATCCCGAGACCATTCGCCTAAACGCCGAGGCGGACGCCGAAAGGCAACTGGCTGGGCAGAAAGCCGCGATTGGACTCCAAAACAAGGGTCTTGAGTATCTGCGGTCTATAGGTCCAGCAGGTCCCGAGCGTTTCATCAGCAGGCCCAACGGCGACAGGGTGCGTGTTGGTGGCGGAAGCGGAATGCTGGACGACGCTCAAATGCTGCGAGCGATACGTCAGCTTGACGGTCGCGTGGTGTCGATGGGCGGACAGGCTGCGGCTTCGGCAGACACCTCAGCAGACCGCTTCCAGAGAGCAATTCACACCGACACGCAGGGCAACCGGTTTGTCATCGGTAAGAACGCACACGGCGACACCATTACGGCACTGGATAACCCCCAGAGGGATCGGCAGCAGGCGGCGATGAAAGAAGCCACTACCTACTTCCGCACCCAAGATGCAGCCTACGGGCAAAAGTTGGCAGACAAGGGCGCACAACTAACCGAGAGACTGGCCCTGTCTGGGAAAACCCAACCCGAGATCGACGAAGCATTTGATGGGCTGGCCAGAAACCTAAAGAAGAACTGGCCGAAACCCCCAGAGCAGTTTAGGGAATTTTTCCCATCTAGGTATGAACAGCAGGACGATTTTGACCGGACTCCACTACACGAAGTAGACGTGAACCCCAACCCGAACGTGCCGCCGTTACCGAAACGAACCCTAGGGGACCCGCAAGGAAACGACATCCCCGTTACAAAGCCTGAAAGCTTTACTGATGGCCCAGACATCAACGAACTAGAGAGAGAGAGACAAAGGAGAGAACAGGAAAAGCTTGAGGTTGACCGGATCGTCAAGGCTATGAAGAGAGGCCACGAAGCCACGGCTCAAGACCTCCCCAAGCTGGCCCAAATCGCAGAGGACCCCCGATTCAGAAAGAAACTGGTGGACATGGGTGGAGTGAAGTTCCACAACACCAAGGAGCGGTTTGACTCACGGAAACTTGTCGGCGCACTGGACATCATGCGTCAGGTCAACCACATTGAAATGGACTCCATGCACAGGAACAAAATGGTTCTCTCCATGACAGGGGAACAGGGCCGCAAACAACACTCGCTTCGCATGATGGCCGCAGACTGGCTACAGAGGTCCATGGAGCAGTACGAGTTGTCCGTGCAAAACGAGAAAGGGATCAAGGGCGGTCGACCCACGCTCTGGAACAAGAAGATCATCCAAATTCCTCCCGACCTCGACGAGGCAATTGAAAAGCCTTGGATCGTATTCGGAAGCATGTCTGACATCCTGCCTCCAGTGAATCCGTACACCGAGACGCATGGCGGCTACGACATGCCCCCAGAGCCTTATCCAGCCGCAGGGAGTTTTTAGAAGATGGCCAATGGCCCCATCCAGCTAGGGTTGTACGAAGAACCCCTGCACGCCCAAGAGGCTTACAGGGACGTTCTGGGACAGCCTAGCCTGATCGACCTCGTTGGTCACGAGTCCCCTTCGGGGGGCGGTGTTTATACCAACGAGTTTATCGACGCCCTCAAGCAAACAAGAGAGGGTTGGTCAGCAGGCCACGAGCAACGGGAACTGGAACGCCTCAGGGACCTCCAGTACATACAGGACTGGAAGAGGACCGAGGCTGAGAAACAAGCTGCGGAGCGATCCGATAGCTGGATGCCTTGGGAGATGCAGTCCCTCACCAGCGGCCCCGCCGCAGGTGTTGAGTCGTTAGGGGCTGCTGTCGCGAGGATGGTTGACCCCGAGGTTTCCAACTGGATGGTTCGTTCAACCCAAGCCAGAAGCATGGGGATGGACTTGGGGATGACAGCGGACGAGTTGGGGGAAACCAGAAAGTGGGTCAACGACAACCTGTACGGTGCCTCTAGGTCTTACACACAAGCCGCATTAGCGGCAGCGACTGCGAAGTTCACCGGAGGATCTTCGTTCGCCTTCATGGCGGGAGGGGCCGCAGCGTCCACCGCCAACGACACCTATGTGGAGGGTTTGGACTACGGACTGTCTCCTAGGCAATCCTTCAACCTAGCGTGGAAGCAGGGTGCGTTCGAAGCGGGCGTGATGTCTGTGTTTCAAATGGTTGGCTTGGGTGGTTTAGAAAAAGGGCTTAGTCAGTCCGTTGGCCATGGCATGTGGGGCTTCCTGAACAAAGAGTTCGGCAAGCAGTTCTTGGCCGAGATGACTGAAGAGCAGATAACGACGGTGCTACAAGAGATGACCCGTGTCGCGACCATGCCGGAAGGAAAGTACCGGAACGCATGGATAGGGGACGACGGGACCTTTGAAACGTCTCCCATGTATCAGGCACTGAAAGACACTGCCTCCCAGACTATGTTCATGATGGGAGGCACCAAGCTGGCGCATGGTGGGGCCGAGAAGGCTTGGAAGTTCATGATCGACCCGAGCCGAAACTCCGTTCTCATCATGCCTGACGAGGTTAGGGAATCGTTTGAGAGAGAATACGGAGACCTAAAGAAAGAGGAGAACCGGCAAGCCGCCGCCGATGGCCAGCTATCGAAATACCTTTCCGACTTGTCCAGCAAGGCAGAAAACGAGGCAGAGCTTGAATACTGGGAGTCCGTGGCCGAGGACGAGGGGCGAGACGATAAGACAAGAGAGGCGGCGAGGGGTGTTGCCAGTCGGCTTGACGGTGGTGATTTCGAGGCCACGAATGTTGGCAAGGAGTTGCTTGAAATCATCACGGAGAGGATGGGACAAAAGGTTCCGGCGGAAAGCGTGACCAGTGACGTTGTCCCCGCCCCCCCAGCAGCGGAGCAACTCAAGGTTGAGGTCCCCCAAGTCATCCTTCAGCAGGACCCTGACGCCAAGATCGTTGGTCACTTGGACCTCATACCAAAGGACGCAGACGAAGACACCGCTGTCAGAATGCTGTCCATTGCCAAGGAGCTTAGTAACGAGACCCGCAACGGCAGGGACATCCGGTTTGTCCAGACATCCGACCCCAACATCAAGGGTCTTTACTCTGGAGACGGGATCTACATAACCGTCCCAACGATCAACAAGCACATGAAGGACGGGGTTCTTGATCAAGAGGGTATGAGAAAGGCCATCACCGGAACCTTTGCCCATGAGTTCACGCATGAGCTAAAGAAGAAGTTCGGGGGTGTCTGGGACCGTCTCTACAAGACGCTGGCTGACGACTCGAAATACGGGAAGCTGCTTGAGCAGGGCAAAAAGAACTTCTTGGAGCAGTTCGAGGCTGCTCAGGGATTGGACGTTGACCCTTACTCTGACTATCGGGGCGAAGCAAACGCATCGAGGCTAGACGAGTTGATCAGGGAGGAGTCCCTCGCTTACCTGATGGACGACCACTTTATCACCACCGGCCTTGTTTCAAAGATCGCCAAGACGGACAGCAACGCCTTTGAGATGATGCGGGACTGGTTGCGTCGAATCAGGAACTCCCTATTCCGAGACAAGCTGTACAGGGGTATGACCTCAGTGTTCAACGAGGTCGCATCGGACATGGGGATCGAGGGGATTGCCGAGAGGCCTGTCGTAGACACGACAAAAAAGAAGTCGAGACGCAAGAAGCCACGGAAGACCGCAAAGAAGAGCCGTAAGCACGTACTCAAGAAGGGTCTTCCAGAGTGGGCCGAGGAGCCTGTGGCCGATCTTGAGAAGCGTGGCAGCAAGGTTGTGCAGAAGAACTTCGCCTCGAATTCCGCTGTAGTTGTGACCGTAAGGACGAAGTCCGGCAACACCAAGATCGTGATCTTGAAGTCCTATGACGGCGGTGACTCTCTGGTCAAGAAGGTGGTCTCAGCCACCGAGAAGAAGTATGACGAACTGCTGGACTCTGCTGTGGAGGAAGCTGCATCCGTCGAGGAACCGGCTGAAGATTCACGAGAGACAATCGTTGAAGCTGTGAACGACGACATTGAAAAGCAGTACACCGGAGTCAGGCAGGGCTACTCGGACGAAGACGTTGACATTGAGTCGACTGATATCGAAGCCTTCTTTGACGCAGCGGCTTCCATTGATCAGCGGGACGGAACCGGACTCTACTTGGAAGAGGGAGACATCGGGGACATAGACGTTGACACCCTGATGGACCGAGAGCTTGTCATAAAAGATGAGGATGGGCGGTATCGGGTGAGCAGTATTGGCATGCGTATCATGTCTTGGGAGCCATCCGACACTATCGGTGAGTTTTCCGAAATGGCCGACGAGGACTACGACGACCGGTGGTCCTTGGGTTCATTCAACGGGTTGGATGAAATCGAGATTGAGGAGATGGGCTGGGCCACCCTGAACGGGGAGATGGCACTGAGGAACTCCCCGCACGAGGGGAAGGTGATGGACCTGATCAAGGAGATTTGGTCTGGCAACGAGAGGGGCCAGATCGTTCGTTGGCTCAGGGAAAACGACAGCAAGGCCCTCAAGAAGGTTGTGGACTCAGTTTGGTCTAAGGAGTACAACGCCCTCCTCAAGGAGGCTGATGGGGAACTGGTTCGTTTCGTTGACCAGATCAGGAAGAGGATGCTGTCGGGCAAAAGGACCCGAGACGTGAAGGCTGGCGACGCTGAGTGGAAGCTGCTCAACAGGGCGCAGTTCGTCGTTCCATCACCGAACGAGTACAAGCAGCTAGAAGCCAGTACCGACCGTCTGTCCGTAAAGATTCACGACCTAGAACTCACTGAAGACTACTGGGACGAAACCTCAAAGCATCATGTCGACGAGCGGACTAGGCAAGCCGTGGACAAGGTGCGTGCTTTTGCACACATCAGAACACCTAAAGAAATACGGACCCACCTAGAGGACGAGGTCAAAGGGCAGTCTGAGTTCAACAAGGACCCTCTGGGAACAATAAAGAGTCTTATCCAGAAGGGACTAGAGGGTCAGGTGTTCACGTCAAAGGACTGGGTGCTTGCCGAGATGGGCCATGCCCACATCCTTTCGATGCTGGACGCTGGAAAGCTGACAGCGGCTGAGATGGAGAGGATGACTCAGCAGAAGATTTGGCTGGCTATGTACTCCAACGAGGCTGCTTCTGAGTGGGGCCGTGCTGGCTCGATGATGAGGGACAGGGTTGAGTCGGTGAAGGACCGGTCGAAGCGAGCAATCGACAAGGCCCTGTATGCTCCGTCCGAGAGGCTGAAAAGAAGGATCGGCAGGGCGAAGACTCTCAAGCAGTGGGACAAGGTGAAGAAGCTGCGACAGGAATGGCACAACGAAAACCGAAGGGTGGAGCGTTCCCTGATAGCCAAGGGCTGGGACTTCAATCAGCTAGAAAAGTACATGGGCAGCAGGGAAGCTGTGGAGTCGTTCGTGTACGAGGTCATGAGGGAGAAGGGCGAGGTTGGCACTGTAGCCAGTATCGCCTATGAGATTTGGGTCAACTTCATCTTGTCTGGACCCCTGACCCACGCAGCGAACATAAGCAGTAACATATTGATGTCCGCTTATGAGTTTGGACCCAAGAGGATTGCCGAATCCTTGTTGAACGAGGTGGCCGTGCAGGCTGGCCTTGGTGACAAAATGGCACCTAGGATTGGTGAGCTTCCCCACCTTTACGTGGCCATGGGCAAGGGGTTTATTCAAGGGGCCAAGTATTTCTGGAGATCCATAGTCACTGAGGACAGTGCGTTCGAGAAGGCTCTGGGTGTAGACAAGTCCAGAACCAAGATAGAGAGTTCTCACCTGAAGCAGATCGGCGGGCCGGGGTCATGGAACAGGGGTATTGGCGGAAAGGCTGCGGTTATTGCTGGAAGGGGTCTTAGACTTACCGGCACAACATTCCTGAACGCAATGGACTCGTGGCAAAAGAGTGTGAACGCCCACGCAGAGGTTGTGGCACTGGCCTACAGGGATGCGAAGTTTCAGGGGCTTGTCGACGATCAGGTTGGTCAGTACATGGACAACGTGATCAACGATAAATCACACCGTCTATGGACAGACGCACTCGTCAAAGCTCGTGACACAGTGTTCCAAGGCGAGCCTTCCATTGCTGGACGTGCAGCACTTACAGTCAGGGGGACAGTCCCCGGTGCTAAGTGGCTCATGCCGTTTATCCTGACACCCGACAACATCTTGCGGAAGGGAATCTCTTATTCTCCTCTGGGTGCTGGGCAGTGGGGATACGGAGTGTACAAGGGATTCACTGAGGGCGATTGGTCTGGGATGGGCGAGAAAAGCGTCCAGCAGATGATCGCTTATTCCATTGTCCTTATGATGCTGGGCGACGACGAGGAGGAGCCATGGATAACTGGCACTGTCCCATCGCAGCCAAAGGAGTGGGCTGGTCAGGCTAGGTCTCAGACGATACCGGCGATGTCCATCAAGGTTGGCCATGCAGAAAACGGGGACGCGATATACCGGTCTTACGCTCGCATAGAACCTTTTGCGACCATGCTGTCGCTATCAAAAGACATCGTTGTCATGGCCAGAAGTAAGTCGGTGAACCTAGAGGAGGCGTGGTTCAAGCTTACAGAGTCTGTTGTGGAGATGACCAAAGACAAGACATTCCTGAGGACGGTTGCAGACCTGTCGGTGTTTTTGAACAACCCAAAAAACGGCGCGAGAAGGATCGCTGGGGGATTCATAACGTCTGCCGTTCCCAATATGTACAAGCAAATCCGCAAGGCAAGCAGGGAATACAAAAAAGAGAGGCGGGACTGGGGGGATGACGGTCGGTTTGAGATGTGGATGAAGGGGAACATCATGAAGATGGAGCTTCCCTTTTTCGAGGAGTACGACAAGTACGACCAGTACGGCAAAAAGATCCCAGAGAACTGGACGCCGAACTCTTCTCACAAGTCCAGCTTCTGGTACAAACTGCTTGTTCCAGCAAAAACAAAGAGTGTACACGAGGGGGTTGCTGACAAGATCCTAAGGAGATGGAACGACCAAAACCCAGACAAGGATCGAAAAGGCATAGAGGAACTGGACCCATACTTCCTGATCAAGGGTGTTAGGCGTTACCTAACTAAGCCAGAGTATGAAGAGTACACCAGACTCACGGGGCAAGTGTTCAAAACACTGGTCGACTCAGAGGCCGTGGATATCGAAGAGCCTACAGAAGGGTATGTCGAAAACCTTTGGAACTCAAACTGGAGTGCGGCGAGGTCAGCGTCGCAGGCGATTCTAAAAAAGAAGTGGGCTGGCCTCCCCTACAACGACGAAGCTGAGAAAATTGGACAGCAGGTGTACCAAAACAACATAAACAAAAGGATAGCTGTACTAGGCAAGCCTAATCATGTGCTTTGGAAGCAGAAGCCGGAAGTGATGAAGCTTCCTATTGCCAAGAGAAAGCAGATGCTGGACGCTGAACAGAAGGAACTTCTGGAAGAGAAGAAGGAAGCTGTTGAGTGGCTGGTGCAGCAGGGCTACACTGAAGAGAACTTCCCCCGTCTAACTGACAGGAAATGGTCAGAAAGCCGGGGCAGAGCATTGGGGTCATTCAAGAACTTGAGCAGGGGGGTAAAAGGTGCGAGGAAGCGAACTGTTCCACCACGAGTTGAAGCTACTAGGTGACCTGCACGATTCAAAGCAGGTTGACTATGGAAGGCCAGACGACCCGTTCTCCAATGTTCGGGCATCAGAGGAGTTTGGCATAGACCCGTGGATAGGCTGCATGGTCCGTGCGAACGACAAGATACGTCGCATCCAAACGTACGCCAAGAACAAAAGCCTGAAGCACGAGAGCGTGGAGGACAGCTTCCGTGACTTGGCCGTGTACTCGCTCATCGCGCTGTGCTTGTACAAAGAGCAGCACGAGGACGCCTAGCCGTCTGGTGTAGAGGAAAACCTCGGCTCATTGAGGATCTTGTGGATCTCGAACTCGTTTTTCAGTCCACAAAAAGAATCCAAAATGTCGCACACGTCCTCTAGTTCAAGAGGCCCGTCGTCATTTGACCAGCGGTACAGGATGTCCACTAGTCCATTCCTCTCAAGGTCCAGTGACTTCTCTGAGTCATCTGTCCTGATGATGTAAGTGTGACCATCTGTGAAACACTCTATCTCAAAAAGCGTCTTTCCCATTTTCAAGCTCGCTTTTTACCTTGACGGGGAGGCTCCCCGTCCCCATCATAGCAGTTCACCCACGAAGGAGGACGAGCCGTGTACGCATACTTGCGTGAGGCGTTCTCGGTCATAGATGAAATGGCCAAGGACAACGAGTTGGTAGCCACCCAGTGCAGTGCCTTGATGACGGCCTATGCCGCCGAGTACCACAGCACCAACTCTAACTATGAGATCGTTGAAATAGAGAAGGTCTATACCGCCCCACTCCGCAACTTGGACCCGAAGGGCCGAATAAGCAGGAAGTGGACTCTGGCAGGCAAGATCGACAAGCTGATCAAAGTGGACGGCGAGCATTACCTCGTTGACCACAAGACCACATCAATGCCGATTGCTGACCCTGACGCCAATTACTGGAGGAACCTCAGGATCGAGAGTCAGCCTAGGCACTACGAGATCCTGATGTACTCCAATGGCGTTCCGCTCAGGGGCATCATCTGGGATGTGGTCAAGAAGCCAACAACAAAACCACGCAAGATAACCGAGGCCGTTCGCGCCCACACTAGGAACACTGGCCTCTACATGGGGGAACGTGTTTCAGACGCAACGCTCAAGGAACTCCTGTCCATAGACAGAGAGAACATGGAGATGTATCACGTCCGTCTTGTGAAGGAAGTGATGGAGAACAGGGACAAGTTCTTCAAGCGTAAGAGCATCACGCTAACGACTGAGGAACTAGAGCAATACAACCGTTCTTTGTGGCAGGTGTCAGAGGACATGACGGCCACAATGAAGAGGACGGAGAAAACTCAGATGACCCCGTACAACCCATCTGGTTGCATGATGTGGAACACGCCGTGCCAATACCTAGGCATCTGTTCTCACCATGACGACCCGAGCAGCCAGAACTGGCAGCACACAGCGGATGTACACCCTGAGCTTGAGGGTGAGGCTTCACCTCAGGGTAACAGGTCATTGCTTACGAACAGCAGGGCGAAGTGTTTTCAGCTTTGCCCGACAAAACATCACTATCGCTACGTGATGGGACTGGAGAGGGTTCGCGAAGAAGTGAAGCCCGCTCTGTTTTTTGGAAACGTCTGGCACGCAGCAATGGATGCGTGGTGGGCGGCAGTTTCTGGTTACGAAAGGGGAGACGATGCCACCAACTAAGACGAAGACAACTTCTAACTGGCTGAAGAATGTCCGCAAGGGCATTGCGAAGCGGCCACCTTCTATGGTCATTGCTGGACCGGCTGGGGTGGGGAAGAGCAGCCTTGCTGGGAACATTCCCAAGAGTCTGGTCATGCCTTTTGGTCAGGAGGACACGTGGGATCTGCTGAAGTCCAGTGGGTCTGTTCCTGCTGATCTTCCTGTCCTGCGTCCTGCTAGGACCTACAGTGACATGATGGAGATGATTGGGGAGGTTACCGAGGAGGACCATGACTACAGGTTCTTGGTGATCGACACCATCACTTGTGCTGAGAGGATTACTCACGAGAGCGTGTGTAACCGAGAGTTCTCTGGCGACTGGTCCGACAGGGGCTTCTTGGGTTTCAACAGAGGGTACGAGGTTTCACTGAGCGACTGGAGGGAATTCATAAACGCCCTTGATCGACTCAGGGATGAGAGGGACATGGGTATTGTTCTTCTTGGCCACACAAAGGTGGCACCCTACCGGAACCCAGTTGGTGCGGATTACGACCGGTTCACGGTTGACCTTCACCACAAGACGTGGAGCCTTACGCATCGCTGGTGTGATGCTGTGCTGTTCTACAACTACTGGATTGATGTTGATGAGTCTGGCCTCAGAGCCAAGGGTAAAGGTGGACACGCAAGAGTCCTCCACACACAGCACTCAGCAGCGTTTGACGCCAAGAACCGCTTTGGGTTGCCACCTGAGATTGAGGGTGGGGACAGTGGGGCAGAGGCTTGGGCAAACCTGAAGAGTGCAATCGTTGAAGCTAGGAGAGAAGCATGAGTTCTTACGAAGAAGGTCGTTACGAGTGTACAGTTATGGGTCAGGGTTTCGGGACTGCTGGAGAAAAGCAGACCCCGTACTTTGGGATTGAGATCCTTCCCCACAAGTACATTGGGGCAGAAGGCGAGTTCGTTGTGGACGCGAAGTTCACTAGGACCGTCAAGCTGTGGATGAACAGTGACTCCAACGTGGAGCGATCATCCGAGTACCTCAAGGACTTGGGGTGGGATGGCAAGTTCAAGGACCTTGAGCCGGGGGGTTCCTGCGACCTGACCGGAATGACTGTCGAATTAGTGAACAAGCACCACCACACAGATAGTGGGAAGGTGTGGGACAGTTTTGAGTTCCCTTTTAGGGGTGAGGCACTGGCCACCATCGCAAACGATAACAGTATCGCTGCGAAGCTGGACCGTCTCTACAAGACCTCTAGCGGTCCTCAGAAGGCCGCCACAGCCACTACAACGGACGAAGAGACTCCGTTCTAATAGAGTCCTCCTTTCGTGGGACGGGGGAGTAGTGACCCCCAACCGTTATCGCGTCCACGGTCGCCAGCCCGTTCAAGTCGGGCATAGCGGTTTTAGCCAAGGATGGCACATCGGGGCAGGGAGGCCCCTTTTTGAGGCGAAATTGTGGCAACCATGTGGGAAATTAGAGGCTGTAAAACTATGAGGGCGGTTCAGCTTCATCGCCTGTATGCCTACATGGGTCTGTTACCCGACCGGTTTCGCAAACCGGATGCTGGGGGCGTGAAAATCGAGGCAATGTCTGGCCGACATCCTCGGGGGACACAAGCTACAAACACGTAGCCAGCAGACAGACGATGCTACGATATGGGGGAATGGTAAGTGTCCCCGATAGGCCGCGATGTATCATGACACCTATACCGAACTGCCCCGACTGTGGGGTGAAGCCGGAACTGAAGGAGAACTACATGGCAGTGGGCGGGCATCTGTTTAGCGGGGTGGAATGCCCGTCATGCAAACTGGTCGCGATGCACTTCAACACGCAGGCTGGCATAGACCTTTGGTTTGAGATGTGCGAGGAGTGGGAGGATTAGTGGGCGACATACATCCCGTGCTTTTGTCCACCAAGGTTGTGGTGGTGGTTCAGTTTTTTTCCCTGTGTTTCCTTTTGTTGTCTGGTTCTTTGACATGGAAAAAAAGGCGTTGAAAATCGCCCTTGCTGCTCTGGTTGTGTTTCATAGCTACATTGTCGTGGCCAACGTGCTGGCATTCTTTGTCGTGCCGTTTGTTGAGCCTTGGTACGTGGCTGTTCCAATCATGTCTGTGGTGCTGCTTCTTGTGTTTTCAAAGGTGCTGGACTGCCCGCTAACGAACCTAGAGAACCACATCAGGAAGAAGCTAGGCATGAAAAGGATAGGTGGGTTCGTTGGGCATTACTTTATAAAGCCAATAAGGAGAAGTCGTGGGTCGTAACTATGAGAAGGAGAGGCTGAACGAGACTAAGGCACGTAAGGCTAAGAGGGCGTCACGCAACAGGGCGAGGCGTAGGCTAAAGAACTCTGGCGTGAATGTTGAAGGAAAGGACGTACACCATAAGGACGGGAATGCTAACAACAACAGCCTGTCCAATCTCACTACCAAGGACCCTTCTAAGAACCGGTCTGTCCCTAGGACGAAAACGGCTCGAAAGAAGCGGGTTTCAGCGATGTCCCATAAGAAAAGGAAGAAATGATGTCACTAGATCAACAGGCCATGGCACTTTATATGGCCTATCCACGAAAGGTTGCCCGTGCAGCGGCACTGAGGGCCATCAAAAAGAGCTTGCGTAACGAGGAGTTTGAGGTCCTAATGGAGGCGGTTCTCTCCTACGCAAAGTCTAGGGAGGGACAAGACAAGCAGTACACCCCGTACCCAGCAACTTGGTTCAATCAAGAGAGATGGGCAGATGACAGGGAAGAATGGTTCCCGTCAAAGCCGGAAGTTTCTGTCGAGGAGGCTTGGCTGATGGTGCGAGACGCCGTGCGAAAGCATGGTGTTATGGGTATGCCCGAAGCCCGCAAGTGCCTTCCTTTGGAAGTTTCTGGTGCGGCAGAGAAAGTAGGCTGGCGAAACCTTTGTGACATGACGGAGTTCAACAGCGAGAAGCTGCGGTCAAATTTCCGTGTTGTTTATGAGAGGATAGCCAATGGGAGGCCCAGAGAACAAAACCCTGCGGGAACACGAGAAAGCTTTAGCGGCAGCTTGGGAAACATACTTCGCATCAGTGCCGGGGACAGCGGAGGCTAGAGAATCCCTGAGGGTTGCCGCTACATATCCCCTGTCACCGGAGGGAAGACGTGGCACGCCCAGTTTACGAAAGCGCGGCAGACAGAAAGAGGGAGAAGTCCTTCGCTCACCAGATAGAGAAGGTGACTGGGGCTTTCCTGAAGAAGACCCCCCCGTTCTACCACGTAGACTTCATGGGGCTGACGAGGCAGAGCAAAGGTGCTAATGTCGGCTTCTTCGTGGAGATCAAGCATAGGAAAATTGACCACAACAGATACGACACGTACATGCTGTCGTTGAAGAAGTGGATCAACATGAACCTCATACGCAGGTATGGGGGGGTCCCTGTGTTTCTGGCTATCCGCTATTTGGATATCGACCTGTGCATCCCCGTCACTGACGAGGTGTTCCCAATCAACTACATGGGAAGGGTCGACAGGGGGGACGAGGCAGACATGGAGCCTTGTATCCTGATACCGATCCCTAGACTGTTGCCATTGGAGAGGATGCGGGATGGCTGATCTGAAGATACACAAGCCGGAAAGCACTATTGTGGCTGTCGACCCCGGCAACAAGATGTCGGCGTTTGTGGTCCTAGAAGACGGTGAGCCTGTTGACCTTGGGATACACGCAAACGAATACTTCCTGTCCCTGCTGGACTACGTGAGCATTATCTGGCCGGAAGCGACACTGGTCATAGAGATGATCGCTTGCTACGGGATGCCTGTTGGGGCTGAGGTGTTTGACACTTGTGTGTGGATAGGTCGGTTTAGGGAAAGGTTCCATGGACCCGTTGAGTTTGTGTACCGAAAAGATGTAAAAATGAACCTTTGCCAGAGCATGAGGGCTAAGGATGCCAACATCCGCCAAGCTGTGATTGATCGGTTCGGCGGTAAAGAGTCTGGCGTAGGAAACAAGAAATCCCCCGGCCCGCTGTATGGGGCAAAGAAGGACATCTGGGCGGCAATAGCCGTGGGGCTAACATACATGGATGAGATCAATGCAGGACTTAGAGAGGCGGCTGATACAGGTAGAGGAGAAGCTGAAGTCTGAGGTTGGGGACGACAAGGACGACGGGCAGGTGTGGAGGGTTGTCAACGACCACACGGCTAGGCTCGCTAAGCTGGACGACATGATATGGAGGGGGAACGGGGACAGCATAACGGCACAGATTATAAAACTACGCACGGAACTCAGGACCATCGCTATCTGTGTTAGCGTTCTGATCCCAATCATTATGAAGGTGGTCGACGCATGGCTGGAAAAAATCTAGTAGCACTTATAGTCGGACTCCTGACGCTGAGGCCGGTGCTGGCCGAGAACCGCGAGGTAAAGCCGTCCTACTACAACGCCGTCGTGAGGATTGGTGGATGCAGTGGGGTGCTTATCAAGAAGGGTGATGTCGTGACCGTAGGTGTGTCGGCACAGCATTGCACGGGCAGGGTCGGAACGACGGTGTACTTCAACAACCCAGACGGGACGGGGGGATTAGCACGATGGATTGCCGAGGATGTGAAAAGCGACCTTTCTCTGTTTCGTGTGTGGACAAAGGACACGAAGGGGGTTGTTGCCAATGTCCAGCCAGACTCAGAAAAACCCAGCAAGGAATACAGGGGGTTGGGCTACCCGAAGGGGGAGGGGCCACGGAGAAAGGTCCTCACTTGGGAGGGGACATTCCACATAGACTCACTAGAAGGAAAGCGTAATCAGTTCAGGGTGGAGTCGGGGGTGTTCAACAATGGAGACTCTGGCGGCGGGGTGTTCAACAACGGCAAGCTGTTTGGCATAACCTCTCACGGGTCAAAAAACCACGAGCATCTTTTTTCCTGCACGAAGGAGCAGTTGAATGCTTTTCTGGAGAGGGAGGCTGACAAGCTGGACACCAAACTGGTAGAGTGGGATAGCAGTAAGGCCCCTCCGCTTGGATCAGACAAAGACAGAACAGTCGCTCTGGCTGCGGTGATAAAAAAGCTGGCCGAACTGGACGCCGAGAATAAAAAGCTGCGGGAGGAGTTGCGGAAGATCCTAGACACGCCAACTAGGGTGCAGGTGTTAGACCCAGAGACGGGAAAGGTTCTGGCCGAGGAGTCCTATCCTTTTGGTACGCCCATCAAGCTGGTCCTCCCAGAGGTGAGAAAATGAACTGTTCTTGCACAGGTGCGTGTAACCCAGACTGTCTATGTCCATGTCACAGGAGAGATGAAGATGCCACAAGAGTCAGTTGAACTCGCCGCCAATGACTATGCCATGCTGAAGATGCACGCCATGAACGGCGCGCAGCACGCAGCCAACGGTATTACGGCCCTGCTCGAAGTGATCCGCTACGAGCATCAGGAGTCGAAGGCCATGGTCTCGCAGGCTGAGGCACTGGGTCACCGGATCGTTGAGGAAAGCGGTTCGGGCAAGTCACGCAACACGGCTCCCTCGGGTGCCTAGCGTGTCCCCCCGCGACGAGGCTGGCCAGATGGCCGACAATCTGTCGGTACGCCTAAGTCGCATTAGGGGGGCTTCCCTTCGGGGGGGCCTCCCTAATCTTATTCGTGCCTTGGCTGGGGAGGCTAGAGATGAGTGCGAAGGACTTGAAGGAAAAGATTCTGGAGAGGTGGGCGGGCCTGAGGATGGCTGAAGAAGCCGTCATGGTTGACGACCTGTCAGAGCTTCTACAGATCAACAGGGAAACTGTGAAGGCACACAACAGGACCCTTCTGGATAACTACGAGGACGGGGATATGGGGAATATCCACGTAGGGGATGTCGTCAACCACGAGGCACCCACGTCTCTGAAGAAGGGCGCGGGCAAGGGGATGATCGCCACCATGGTGTTGGGGGCGTTGGCTGGCGGGGGAGGTCTTGGATACTTTGCCCCGCTTTTGTTGGGAAATGGGAGCGGTGGCAGCGCCGTTGTGAGTCCCGAGGACTCGGACACGAGATACATACTCGGCCTAGGCAAACCCGACAAACAGGAAGCCAAAAATGAAATACCTAAAGGTGAGAGACAAGATCAGAAACGGTGACGTTCTAGCGTTCCGTGGTACGAGATGGTGGTCTTGGCTCATAAGGTACTTCACCCAGTCCAGAACCTCACACGTTGGGTTCGCTCTCTGGATGCACGGTCGACTCTGTGTCATGGAGGCACTGGAGGGGCGTGGCATCAGGATCTTCCCAGTGTCCAAGTGCCTAGAGGATGGCGAGTGGATTGACTGGTACGAACTCCACAAGCCTGAGGACAACAAGATCGACAGGGAGGTTCTCGTGGCCACCGCCCTGTCGCACTGGGGAAAGCAGTACGCACCGTGGTGGCAGTTCGTGAGGACGTGGTGCCGATGGCTGCGGAGATACATGGATATGAGGGGCAAGCCCATGGACGTGGACCCTGAGCGTTTCTTCTGCTCTGAGTTCGTCCTTACCTGCCTCCGCATGTCTGGGTATCTGGGTGAGGGGTTCGCCTCCAACCTCAGCCCTGCGGCGGCATCGCCGGGGGACATCATCGAGCTTCCCTGCCTGCACCGTATGGGTAAACTGGAGCAGTGAAAGGACCACTACCCGCAGTGGGTACTCAGGTCTGAGTGCTGGATGGATTACGAGGAGGTCGGTGTAGATGACTAAGCAGTCAAACGACTGGTTCGACCCAAGAATGGGAAACTACGGGTCTATGCCACAAAGCACCGGCAACCTCATCAGCGGACTCAGCATGGACTATGGCTTGTGGGGGGTCGACCCGTCTGGAGGAATAGGGAACAACTTCCAAGATGACCTGTACGGGACGGCCCACATCCCCTACCCTTACCAAGACTGGTTGAGGTGGTGGTACTCCTGATGGTCAGAGACGAGTTCGTAAGGGAAGCGGAGGTCCTGAGGATCATTGACGGCGACACCTATGTTGCGATGGTTTCTCTGGGCTTTGACACGTATCGGAAGATACACATACGACTCAACGGTGTGGATACTTGGGAGTCGAGAGGAGAGGAGCGAGAGCTTGGGAGGCTCGCGACAAGGCACGTCACGGGTCTTTGCTCAGATACGGACGGGGAGGTCCTTATCAGGAGCGTCGATTACAAGACTGGGAAATATGGTCGGACCATTGCAGATGTTGTGAGCGTCAGCGACGGGACCGACTGGGGGAAATCTCTGGTGGAGAATGGTCATGCCAAGAAAAAGAGTACCTAAGTCCAACAAGGGCCTTCGTGATTTTATGCGGGACGTTGTCCCCGTGTGGAACAAGCAGTGTGTGAGATGCACCACGGTCTACAGTAAGTTCCACAGGCTGTGTCCAGAGTGCGAGTACGGGGACTGGCTTCTGGAGGGTGAGGTCGAAAGCACAGAGCCGTCTGATACTCATCCGTTCAACAAACAGCGGGAGCATTACAAGCCTAGGCTGGAAACGATCAGGTCGGTCTGCCGCATGATACAGAAGGACTGGGTGAAGGACGGGGACGTCCGAGCTACCCAAGGACCGATGCGATGGACCCCGCCGGGGTCGCAAATGAAGCAGCGAGACGCTGATCACGACCAATTTTGACGTGACTCATACCTCACGGGAGGCCATCCAAAGCCCTTAGAGGGCAAATACGGAGGCCAAATCGTGACCGTAACCACAAAAAAAGGCCCCTGCAAGGGAATTCCTCGCAGGGGCCTCTGTGTGTCACTTCAGGAAAGGCACGTAGCCTTCCGGCAACATGTCCTTCCTCACTCGGAATCCCGTCATGTCTTTCCTTGCTTTGCCCTTGGCAAGCAGTCCGACAATGCGGGGCCGTTCGTCTAGGAACCGAAGGTCGTGTTCGTCACCGTCGATGACTTCGAACGTGCCGTACGTCTTCGGCAACTCCTCGAACACCACCGCGACGTTGCCGCCGCAATGGAGTACGTCCAAGCACTCGTGCCAATTGTCCTCGCTACGCGAGAAGGTTAGGTAGTAGTTCTCAGGAAACGCTCCGCTCAAAAAGCAGAGCATCCTGCTGAGGTGCTTGGTGTAGTCAAGGAACTGGGTGTCTTTACACTGCTCGAATATGTCAGGAGTTTCCTCCTCCCAAGCAATGTCAGATGTCCCGTTCAGCCGAATAACAGGGGTCATCCCCACGGTTTCAGAATCGTACTGGTGCATGGAACACTCTCCTTGCAGCGCGGCTCTGAAGGTGAAGTTGTCCTTGAAGAACCACTCCGTCTTGTAGTCGTGAGCCGCTCGCACGTTCTTGTGGAGGAAATGCCCGCTGTTCCTGAAGCAGGAACTGGCACACCCTTCGCTCTCTTTACCACAGGTGTTCCCGAAGCCGGACGAGTCGGCAGGCGAGAGGTGCATGATCTTCATGCTGTATCCCGTCTGCTTCCTGTTCGTCTTCAAGACCTTCGTGTTGCCTTTAGACAACAGATCCATAGTTCTCTCCTTTCGTTGAGGTAGTGACAGAGTGGACCGGTGCGGGTGTCCCCAACACCGGCCCCAAGGTTAGATGGTTTCAGTTACGTTTGTGAATTCTTCGACTTCGTTGATGACGCTCCCGACCACGGGGATGGTGATGCTGGGACGCCGCAGCGTCTCCTTGCTATCCGTCTCCGCGATCATGCAGGAAAGCTCAACCGCTTCTGAAGTCTCGACAGACCACACGCCCTTGTTTGTGAAGGTCGTGAAGTGAGCCGGTCCAGCCCAAGGGCTGTAGTGGACGGAGTACGTCCCCGGCTCTGAGTCTGAGAGACCCATCGCTCCGGTTTGTCTCCAAATCCCCGAGGCTCCGAGAGATGAACTTTCGTCCACCTTCGCACGAGCAGACATGAGGTCCATTGGCCTGAAGATTTCGATCTTGCAGTAGGTTTCGACGGCATCAATGTTCCCACTCGCGGACGAGTGAGGAAGGTGCCATTGTCCACCTATTGCGATCACATCCCCAAGCACGCGAGCGTGGACGTTCTTACGCCCCTCGTCTTGCGCCCTCTCTCTGCCAGCCTCGCTGACTTGGAATGAAGATTGACCCATCCAGACATGCTGGGCGTGGGCAATCACCTTTCCGTAGTGGTAGTCGGGGAGTTCCTGCGTGGTGAGGTCCTCGTTCCGAATCGAAAACAGCCGCTTGTGGCTGTTCCAATAAACTCCACATCGTAATCCCATAACATCTTCCTTTCGTGTGCCTGAAAGGCTCAGGCGGGCCGTGACCCGTAGTGGGCCAGAGAGGTGGACGGGGGAATCGAACCCCCGCCCACCTACTTCTCAGTTCAAAGAGACAGGAATGTTATCGAGAGTCCTCACGGACTCGGGTTCATCCATGGCCTTGGTGACGGAGTCCACGTCTAGTAGAACGCCAACCCTGTCAAGGAATTTTCCCACCGTGACATCGACCTTTCCGCCGCTTAGTTCACTCAATTCGGAAGTGCGCCATCGGATGACCTTGCAGACTTGGACGAACAACTCGGCAACAGCCTCGTAGTCGTCTTCTGCGACGGGAGGCTTCCCGCCGGTTCGTTCCTCTGCCCGCTTCTGAAAACCAGCAATGCTGGACGGTTGGTAGGCGATGGTCCTGATGAGTGCGCCGAACAATTGCACGGCACGATCCCAGCAGATAACGCAGTCTGCCCCTTCGAGATGTTCTTCGTAGGACATAGTCTCTCCTTTCGTAAGAGTGAGAAGTGTGATGAGACAACAGGATGGGAAGCCATAACCATCGACGGGGTTGAAATCCATAGGTGGACCCCGCCCCCTTCACTGTAGGAGGCTTTGACTGGGCTGTTGTCTCAAGTGGACGCCGCAGCCTGTCGGCATACGACGCCCCTTCGCCTAGTGACTGGAACCCAACGGGTCAATGTTTGTGAAACCCGCTGGGGCGGTAGCATGTAGCTCCACTCTGGTCCCCTGACAGGGCTGGACAATCTGGGGTTCAGCCGCCTCGACGGCCACAGCCGCTTCGGTAGAGGCTTTCCGTTCTTCAACCTTCTCGTTGTAGAACTTGAACCGTATCTTGCCAAGCCGCATGAGGCACTGAGCTTGTAGCTTCAGGCCCGCCCGCTTGGCGTAAGAGTACAGGACGCCACGCATCGAGACAACTTTACAATCAAAGTCTGTCCCGAGGGTGATTTCCCAGATGTTCCCATCCCCCCATTGGTTCCATGGATACTTGGAGTTTCCATGGTCTCCCTTGGGTGTCCCGTCAAAGAACTCCAGCACTTTCTTCGCCATAGTAGTTCTCCTTTCATAGAGAGTAGTGAAGTGAGGCGAAAGATTGGACAGAGGGGGCCTCTCGGCACCCCCCCGCCCCAAGACTCACGTGTCGTCGGGAAAGTCTTCGTCCTCATCGAGGCCGTCGACATCCACAAAGCGAAAACGTATGACACCTTCGTCTGGCAAGGTCATACTTGTGACCTTCATAGCCAACGTCTTGGCAATGGAGTACAGGCCGTTGCGGAATGAGTTGAGCGTACACTCGAAGTCTTCGCCCTTCTCAACTTCCCACGTCCTGCCATCCGTCCACTCTGCCCAAGGGTATTGGTGAGTGCGGCCTCGGTTGGTTACCAGTAGGCTGTCATCAACTCGTCTTGCCATGTTGTCCCTCCTTTCTTAGTCGGAGCAATTCGATTACGTCATATTCGTATATCACAATCGCTTCCTGTTCAGTGAGTCCACGGGAGGCGTACCTTTCCTTGTACCCCTCCCAGTTCCAACCACGATAGAGCATGAACTCCTCGTGGTCCTGTAGAGCTTTGACTCCTTCAAAGCTATCCACATCATCTCCTTTCAATCGTGACA